CCTATGGAAATTAAAGAACGTATCTGGTGGCATAATATTCATAGACTGCGTATGTGGTCAACTGTAGGCTCACACGAAGAAAATGGTCTGTACGCTATTCTTGGTGCTCGCATGGGCACCTGGATGACTAACTGCACAGACTGGAATTATATTGATGTTAGAGATTTTGAAATCCTAAGGGATATGTATGATCAGAACATCGATCACGGTAATGTAGAACACGATGTTATCGAGCTAGGAGAAAAAATAAAAACAAATCTAGGATTAGATTGGCCCAATTTTAATTCGCAGCAGAGCAAATACACATTAGATTTATATGACGAAACCATTAATCTAGGACTAACCTATTACAAACAATGAGATACGATATAATTTTTATCAGTTACAATGAGCCGCAGGCAGATGAAAACTTTGCTCGCTTAAAAGCAAGATTTCCTTATGCTCAACGAGTTCAAGGAATCAGAGGGATTCATCAAGCACACATTGCGGCTGCGAAAAAAGCATTTACAAAAATGTTCTGGGTGGTAGACGCCGATGCACAGATACTGGATACTTTTAATTTTGATCATGTAGTCAGCGAATACGATTTAGAAAATGTACATGTGTGGCGCAGTCGCAATCCTATTAATGATTTAGAATACGGATACGGTGGTGTAAAACTTTTGCCTAAGAGTCTAACACAGAACATGGATACATCTAAGCCAGACATGACCACCAGCATCTCATCACGGTTTAAAGCGATGCCAGAAATCAGCAATGTCACGGCCTTCAATGTAGACGCATTTAACACATGGAAAAGTGCTTTTAGAGAATGTGTAAAGCTAGCCAGTAAGACTATCGATCGACAGGATGACACCGACACAAACTATAGATTAAATGTTTGGTGCACTAGAGGTCTTGATCGTCCTTTTGGTAGAGAAGCCATTGAAGGTGCTGTACAAGGCAAGCAGTATGGTTTGGAAAATAAAGACAACAACGAAGCATTGAAAATGATTAATGATTTCGATTGGTTGAGAGAACGATTTGGACGATAAAGCCCGCATACAAAAATTCATTCCCATAATGAATGAGATTTCGCCAACCTTCTGTATGGCGAAGTGGCATCACACGACCATTTATCTACAGACAGGAGAAACACACAGTTGTTATCATCCTGCTCCTCATAAAATTCCCTTAGATGAAATAGCGATTGACCCTAGTGCATTACACAATACCAAAGAAAAAATCAGCCAACGTGCAGAAATGATGGCAGGTGAAAAGCCCACCGGATGTCAATATTGTTGGAATATTGAAGCTCTAGGTGAAGGTTATATTTCGGATAGACACGAACGTAATGCCAGTATCTTTACAGAACAGCGTCTAGGAGCTATAAAAGAGAATCCTCTAGCTCCAGTAAATCCGCAATACATAGAGATTTCATTCGGTAATGAATGTAATTTTAAATGTGGATATTGTCATCCTAAACACTCTAGCAGTTATTACAAAGAAATCAAAGATTACGGACCATACGCTATGGTTAAAAATCATCGTAATGATATTGATTGGTTTGAGATTCGTGAAGAAGAAAACAATCCCTATGTTGAAGCATGGTGGCGTTGGTGGCCAGAAGTTAGTAAAACGCTCACGATTCTACGAATCACCGGAGGCGAACCGTTGTTGCAATCCAGCACTTGGAGACTGTTCGAAGAACTAGAACGCAATCCACAGCCGCAGCTAGAATTGAATATCAATAGTAATTTTGGTGTTAAATCTATATTAATAGAAAGACTGGTAGAAAAAGTAAATCGATTATTAGATATCGGTGCTATAAAAGATTTCAAAATTTTTACTAGCATTGATACCTGGGGATCTGCTGCTGAATATATTCGAACAGGATTAGATTTAACTGTGTGGGAACAGAATCTAGATACTTACCTTACAAGAACGAAACTTCCTATCACATTTATGATAACATTTAATATTTTAACAGTAACAAATTTTCAAAGTTTGTTAGAAAAGATAATAGAATGGCGTGAGAAGTATAATGGATTTGAACAGAATAAATGGCAGCGTATTAGATTTGATACACCATTTTTAAAAGAACCTTTACAGTATGATATTAATTTATTGCCTAAAGAAGAATTTATGCCATACATGCAAAGGCATCTAGACTTCATTTTAGTCAATTTAGACGATAAAAATCGTAGTAAATTCAGTGAGTTAGAGTACGAAAAATTCCTAAGAGTTGTAAAATACATGGAAACGACTACATATACATCGGAACGTGTATTAGAAGGCAAAAGAGACTTCTTTAATTGGTTTACAGAATATGACCGCAGACGCGGTACTGATTTTCAAAATACCTTTCCAGAACTTGTAAATTTTTATTGGGATTGTGCGAACGTATGAAAATTTTTATTACAGGCGTAGCAGGATTCTTAGGCAGTCACATAGCAGATAGGATGCTAGATCTTGGGCATAGTGTTGCTGGGAATGACACATTGATTGGCGGGTATTTAGATAATCTAGATCCTAGAATAGAATTTCATACTGTTGATTGCTGCGACTATGAAAAACTAAAAACGATAATGAACAACAGTGATGTTGTTATACATACTGCTGCCACCGCACATGAAGGGTTGAGTGTATTCAGTCCTAATTTTATCACTAAAAATATCTATCAGGCATCTGTTAGTACTATAAGTGCGGCCATTGCAGTCGGAGTGAAACGATTCGTTTATTGTTCGAGTATGGCAAGATACGGTGATCAAGAAACACCTTTCAGAGAAACGCAGCAGCCTAGACCAATTGATCCTTATGGAATCGCAAAAGTTGCTGGAGAGGAAACACTTAAAGTTTTGTGTGAAACACACGGCATGGAATGGAACATTGCTGTACCCCATAATATTGTCGGTCCGAGACAACGATACGATGATCCGTTTCGTAATGTAATAAGTATCATGATAAATCGAAATCTACAAGGAAAACCGTCTATTGTTTATGGTGATGGTAATCAGACACGCTGTTTCAGTTACATCGATGATTGTATCTATTGCCTAGAAAAAATGGCACTCGATCCTAACATTGTCGGAGAGATAATTAATATAGGACCAGACGAAGGTACAGTTACAATTAATGAAATAGTTTCGATGATTGCCGACGAATGTAAATTTGTTGAACCGCCAATTTATTTTCCTGAACGCCCTCGGGAAGTAAAAGATGCTATGTGTTCCAGCGACAAAGCTAGAAAGATGTTAGGATATAAAACTATGATCGATGTGAAACAGGCAGTTAAAAATACCGCTGCATGGATTAAGCATCGAGGTCCAAAGCCTTTTGATTACAGTTTTCCTTTAGAAATTATAAATGATAAAACCCCGCAGCCATGGCGAGATAGGTTAATGTAATGAATTTTGTTTTTGAAGATAAAGATAATCATTTAAATTTTACAAACTGTTCCGACATCATCGGATCAGGAGCCAGAAGATTTGCGCCATCACCTATTGCGAACACTATAATACATAGAACTAAAATGGCAAAAATTTTTCCAATGACTCATAAGCCACGACCATATATAATATCTACCGGTGTAAATCATAGTCCCAACGATTGGACAGGCTATTCAAAGGCGATTGGTAATAGTAAAGCAACTGTGTTTTCTTATATCAGCAAAAAACAGATTAACGATATTCGAGATGGTAAAGCGATGCTGCTATTTGATCAATCATTAGAAGGATATCATTCTGAGTGGTTATGGGAATTTTTTCACAAAGAATGCGAAGATTATCAAATATCACCAGAATCTATAATTTATGTTACTGGAAATTCATTATGTGAAAAACAGTACGATAAATGGGCCAATGATAACGCTATTGAAAATAGATTAACAGCAATTCCATATGTGCATTTTGAGGCAGATGTTTATAACAATTCTGTATGGACATCTTTAGATATATCAGTTGATAAGCACTTATCACATAAAAAAATAAATGAAATCAAAGATTTTAATTGCCTGCAAAAAAGACTTCGCGGGCATAGGATTTGGTTTTACATAAGAATGTTTGAAGAAGAATTATTGAAACACGGTTTAGTAAGTATGAATCCTTTTAATACAAATACTGTGTGTTTCGAAGGTAGAGCATTTCCAAAAGAAAGAGCAGAAATGGCAAATTCTATTTTGCCCTTATTGGTACACGGAAAAAATAATAACGAATTTGATGATAGATATTACATACAAAGAATACAGGATCAGGTATGTTTGGATTCTTGGGTCACAGTGATTTCGGAACCATCCTTTTCGGATTATGATCAACAATTATTTTTAAGTGAAAAAATTTTTAAACCAATCGTATGTTTTCATCCTTTTATTGTTTTAGGTAACAAGAATAGTTTAAAAGAATTACATAGTATGGGGTATAAAACTTTTGATGGGTTTATTGATGAAAGCTACGACAGTTTACCAACCTTTGAAAGATATGATGCAATAGTTGAATCGATAAAAAAGATAATTGCCATTGAAGATAAGGCTGCATGGTTTGAATCCATGCGTTCTATACTGGAACACAATTACGAAAATTTAAAACGGAACGCTACAAAAGTTAATCCAGCAGTTGTTAAAGTAGAACAAGCATATAATAAGTATTTCAAATTAGGAAAAAAATAAATGTATGATATTCATATACCCGCAATAGATGAAAATTCAAAACTTATTATTGGCTTAGGAGATAGCTTCACACAAGGAGTTGGAAGCTGGGATAAGCAAACATACAAATTATACGGTGGTTTCATTGACCCGCTAAAAGTTCCTAGAAATCTAGAAGTTGAAATGTATGAATACAGTTGGGTTTCACAACTCTGTACCAATCATCTTCCAACATTTACGCCTGTAAATTTTGGAGCTACGGGCAAAGGTAATAGAGCAAGCGTTAAAGAATTATATCTTAATCCTAAAGTTAAAATAGGAAAAGCAAAAAAAGCAATTCTTATTTTAATGCTCAGCGGTATAGAACGTTTTGATTTTATTAATAAAGGGTTTGAAGAACATCATCATTTCTTCGCGATGTGGCCTAATCCGTGGGATAAAAATACCACACATAAACAATTATGGGAAGCATACGCTCGTGACATATGGAGTGAAAAGTTTGTCTGCCTTGAAGCATTGTTGAATATTCGTGAGGCAGATATGTTTGCCAAAGCGAATGGATGGAATTTTATCGTTGCCAGTGCATTCGATCAAAGAATCACTCGAGAAAATTTCATTGATAAAATTGGCAAGGAGCATACTGAGTTAATAGATTCTATTCCATGGGATAAATTTTTATACCCACAGGGATGCAAGAGTTTTATGCAATTATTATTGCGTTATGATGGTAGGGAAGAGTTAGCAGACGGTGCTTTTTATGATTATTATTCTAAATTAAAAGAGCCTACAGAATATATTACCAATTGCATGCATCCTACTAGAGAAGGATATAGAATAATGGCCGAAGAGTTGTATAAATTTATTGAAGTGTTAGGATATAGTTCTTAAAAAATACTTTTAGTTGAATCGCCTATATCTTTTTTCAGACGCTCAATATCGACCTTAAAATCTAGTTTTTTAATCTCATCTTTATATTCTTGAAGTGTTTCTAAGAGTTTTGCTGCGATTTCATCAGCATCCAGAGATTTCATTTGTTCTTTGATATCGATCTGCCATACTCTGCCGTTGACAAATTCAAGATGTACCATCTCAAGATATGCCACCGGCATGGTATTCATATATAGATCTTCAAAAACTTCTGGCCACTCTTTAACTAAATGCCTTGGCGGCTTGAACAAGGGATTAGGCATCAGCAGATTCTTTTACCTTTGCAGTTTTCTTTTGCGGAGGATCCAGTTCATCTGCTTCCTTTCTTAATCTTGCAGCTTCTTTATACATAGCATCTGCTTGACTGCGATATGATTTTGCGATGTCTTTGTCAGATAACACAGTATTTTCTGAAGCTTTTAATGATTCTGTTGGTGCAATATCTTTCACTTCTACGATATCCTCAACTGTTACATCGTTGGTCTTTTTGGGAGCACCGGATACAAATGTATAAAGTTCGTCAATAGTGCAATTACGTTGTTCTGCAATCAACACATTAAGTTGATCTAATTGAACATTGTCATTAGTAGTCGGTGTCATGATAACTAGATCAGTTGGAACCTTTTGTAGACGTTCGTCGGCTTGCATAGCCTGTAACATCGGACGACCATCTGGGAATGTTCTTGTGAACATGATTTCGCCAAACTCAAATGTTTCTTGTGCTTGATCAGTTTCAACCACGGTCATAATGCTGTCATGATATGAATCTGATAGATTAGCTACAGGCAATACTAGTGCCATGTTTGATTCGCCAGGCAGAGTTCTAAAAACTACAAGAACTTTAGCTCCTGTGTTTTTCATTCTACCTATATGCTTTAATGGCTTCATATTAAGCCTCCTTTTTAGCTACAGACTCTAAGAATGTGTTTAACTTGTTAAAAGTTTTACCCACTGCTTCTAGTTCTGCTGCTTTGAACGCTCCTCTTTGTGATGCTACTTCAACAATGCTTTTTAACGCAACCAAATCACTGATGTTTAAATCAGCTGGTGGTGCTGCAGGTGCTGCCTCTGGAGCAGGTGCTGCTGTTTCGGCTGTTTGGTTTTGAACTTCTTCTGTCATTTAGTTTCTCCTTAAATATGGACAGGCTAACATAAAATATGTTAGTTCTTTTTGGTTTTCGAATGCTACAAATGTGCTGCTTTTGCATCTTCCATCTTGATCTATATTAGGTGATCGAACAATACAATATCTACCTTTTAATTTTGTTCCAATCCAATCCTCAAACTCTCCTGTTAAAAAATCAACATCAGCGAGTTTGAACCGTGAAAAATGAGGAGGTAGAGTCTTCAGTTTTCTTTGTTTTAATACATCAATAGGATTAAGGTCGAACATAGTGCGAATATTTATAGACGGTGATTATTCTTCGACGGATTCTTGGCTAAATTTACGAGCTAGAGCTTTGTTGTAACCCATTTTCTTGATATCTCCAGAAAATAGATAAAGTTGAAATGCAGATTTTTCTTTTAACACAGTTATAGACTTTTTAGTGATATAGTAAGGGCCATCAATATTACTGTCTAACCACAGCAGAATTTGTGCTGTGATAGCAAAGTCTTTGGGAAATTCTACTTTGTACGTTTTTATTTTAGCTTCTTGTTCTATAAATTGCAAGGCAGGTTCAGTCAATCTAAGACCACCGGTGTCTTTGTCGCGAACATTCCACCACCATGTGCTGCGAAATTGTTTTAGGGTATTCGAGTCAGCTTGTTGATCAGCTGCGTGGAGGAATACCTTGGTGTAGGTATCCTTGAGGTCCATCTATTCTACCTTCTCACCTTGGGTGAGCTTAAACACTTCAAAGTCTTTGGTCTTAAACAGTCTATTGAGTTTTTTTGCGAGATTGATGGCATGACCTGGATTTGAAAACGACACTTTTTTATATTTAGGTCCAGGATAGCTAGCAACCAAACTACCACTCTTTAGATTAAAGGGTTGTCCTTTGTAGAATACTGCCCAAATGGCTTCGCTGTCAAGGATCTGTTCGATCTTGAAGTTTTCTTTGTTAGCATATTCTAACAGTATTCGGGGTTTTGGTCTACTCATTATATACGTGTTTCCTAATTAACCACGTATATATTTATGCCTTTTAGAAGCCTCCGCCATCAAACTTAACGTCGATTTTGGTAGTAGATTCGCGTATCTGCGCCAGCATAGTATGTATTTCCTGCACTGTACGACCTAATTTGCTGGTCATAACAGCTAATTCAGCGGTTAGGTCTCTGGCTTCTTGTATAGAGATACGAATATCCTTTTGTTGACTCTTTTCAGCAGCAGTTACTCGTTGGATCAAACGTTCAACTGTGGGAAGATTTGTCGGTAAGTTATTTTGAGACATTTGATAATACCTGTTTCATTTCTAATTCTGTTTTAAAAGGTCCTTTGTATTCGTATCTCTGTAAAGTAATCAGTTTAGGACAGAATGACTTGACCCAGCCTTTTTCAAAACGAATGACATAATAACCTGCGCAGTAAAGACTTTTCGAGTCACTGCTCTTGGTAAACAAAGGTAACTTGCGTTGAATGTCAAACATGGCATTGTGTGGAGCCACGCTGGTAGTATAACCGTGAACTTCATTAGGTTGTGCATCATGTGCTTCTTTTACAATCTTAGCTACAAAGAAATCTTTGCCAAATTGTCTGGTTAAGCTTTCTTTGGTATCATAGATACGAATACCTTCTTCATTGCTGAGAACAAATCTATTATCTTCGTTCTTTCTCAGTGTGGCAAATTTCTCACCATCCTTCTCAACTATCCAGAATTTGTTTTCTATGATAGGTTTTGCGTGTAAGTCTGTCATAATGTGTACCTCGCGTTTAACGGTTCTGCATAACTCTGTGCTTGATCTGCTATCTTTTTAAGATCATATAGGTTACAGAATTTAATTAATCTAATACCCACCTGACTGATATTTTTATCAGCCTGTGTAGCTGTGTTTATAGTTTCTTTAATAATTTGTTTGATATTGTCTGGCTGATGACTTAGATCAATCAGTCGACGATTGCGTTCATAATCTTCTAGAACTCTGTGTTCTACACCGTTGTGATC